GTTCGGTTCCTTTGTACCCTCTTGCTCGTCCAATCAGAAACTCTTCAATCCACGACAAGTCAGGATTGATCTGCTCACCAGACTCCATGAGGTTTGGCAGGTCATCGTGCGCGACGGCAGCGAAATCCTTGTTTGCCAACATACGGGCAAGCACAGGGTCGCGCCTGAACAGGTCAAGTTGTGCCAGTCGGTCTGCAGCCAAACGCTGCTCAAGCAACTGCTTGTTGCGAGCGGCAATCTCAGCACCAACCCCAGTCTCGTATCCAAGTCGCTGCGCTGCTGCTGCCTCTTCGGCGTTGCCGGCAGCGGCCTTAGACATCGACAGCATCATGGCATTGTTTTGATTGTCAATAAGTTGGCGCGTTTGCTTTCTGATGTTGTCAGCAAAGTCACTGCCGGACGAAACAAAGTCGACCTGCTGCGCCATCGTGTTCGGAAGCGCAGTTGCGCTGGAACTGTTCAATGGATCAATGGGATTTTGTGATGGGGTGTACTTGAAACTTGGATCGGTAATATCTGTGTCCATTATTTAGTTCCTGCCTTGCCCATTGTTTTCCACTTCTCTTTAATCTGACTTTCAGTCGGATTCCGAATGCCGTCAATAAGTTGCAACCGTTCAATGACAGCGGCTCGATTTGCAGGCGTAAGCGTTTTCATTCGTCCTTCTAATTCGGACGGTGTAAGAGCCATGGCCGGCTTTAGCGTTGTACCCCACCATCCCGTGTCCACGGTGTCATAAATTGCCCTGTCAATGATTTCTTGCTTTTGCTTATCGTCCAACTTAACGCCTGTGTCTGACTGCTTTTCAAAAATCTTCTTTTCAATGTTGACACGCATTTGCAAGTTTTCTGCATCTGACAATTTTACCCCACCAACAGCAAGTGCTGCGTTGACCATGTCTGCATCAACCTTTGCTGCAATCAAGTTTCCGCTATTGACCTTGTCAAGAAGTTTGATACATGTCTCAGGGGTAAAATTTTTCCAGTTTTCAAATATATATTCGCGAGTTAACTTGCTTGGATCTTTTGCTAGTTCAAGCAAAGCACCAGTTTCGTTTGACTTGCGCTGAATTCCAAGTGCATCAGACTGTTGGGCTGGAGTAAGCGCGGCAAACAATGCTGGGTCAATAGCATTTGGATTTGTTAGTTGCGCTCGCGTGACCGCTTCAAGAGCGCGTTGGTTTTCTTGCGCTGCCATTGCGCGGTCTTGCGCCCAACGCTGACTGATCTTCTGCTTGACAACGTCCCTAATCTCGCGCCGATCAATCAGTCCAGCGATAGCCAGTGCCTCTTGTTCTGTTTGTGGCCGTCGAGCGGCATCCCTGTTTATGATTGGGTTAACGTCATTGACGCTACGATAGTCAATTGGTTCGCCATTACGAATGACTCGGTACGAAACCGGGGTATCAATTCCAAATGAGCCAATTGCTTCGCCGCGTTTCAGCCGTTGACCCTCAAACAATTGCGACTTGTCAACGCCTTCAAAGAACACTTCTGACCCGTCATTCATCCGGATTACCGTTTCTTTTCCGGTCTTGCCAATGACAATGCCGTCTGATGGGCTGACAACAGGAGTGCCAACCTCAGCAGTAATTGATGCACCAACAAAAAGCGTTGCCCCGTCTTTGCCCGGTCGAGTGACAAGGGCGTATTCGCCACCCTTTACAGGCAACTCATTGTTGGATGTGCCAGCCGTAGTGGTAGTCGTTCCGTATAAAGAGATAGATTCCTCAATTTGGCTTGCCATCTGTCGGTCGCGGTTTGCTGACACCGATGTCAACAGGCTTTGCGCTGCGTTCTCGTCAATGTACTTTTTGTCTTTCTGTTCAACAACGTAGTCAAGCGCAGCCTGGTATTCATCTTTAAGCATCAATCTGTTGACAACACCGCCTGTGATGGCAGTTCTAACCCCGCGTTCCAACTCAAGCATTTGCTGCGAGTTGACCGGGATACCAATACTTGCTGCTCGCCTTCGCGTTTCGGTAATTGCTGCCCCTTCGGCGGCATTGAATGGGCCAATTGGATTGCCTTTTTGATCAACTTGGTCGCGAAATTCGGAATTGTTTATTGCTTCACTAGTTAACGACGTTACATATGCCTGTGACTCGTTTGCAGCGTATCGAAATGCCTCTTTGCTCTTGTGGTCGAGCATCTGCGCTCGGTATTGAGTCATGTGGCTAGACGCTGCTTGCATAAACATCGCCTTCTGCGTGTCATTGCCAAGTCCGTCCATCACCGAGTTTGCAGACGATGACAACGCGTCTTGCGTTGCCTGGTAGTTGGTGTCAGCGTCCTTGCCGTATGCGTTGAAGTAGCCGTTCTGACCGCGCAATACATCTTGCGCTTGTGCCTGCCATTGCGTCAAAGCCTGCTTGGCGTTGCCGTCATTCAGGTTGTCCTGCATGATCGCACCGATGCGGTACTCCACATTGCCGGCTTGCACCAATGCGTTGCCAAGTTCGACCGTTTGACCCGCTGCTAGGTTCTGCGCTGGCTGACCGGGCGTTGCCTCAAACGGTGCGACACCCGCTTGTGATGAAATGTCGGCTTGTGGCACAAACGATGTTGGGACTGTTGGCATATGTACCTTTAGAATCTGCGTTGTGATTGCGCTGCAACAAGTTCATCCATACGACGCTGTGTAGCCCACGTTGACCCAATACTTGAGGCACTACCAAGCAGACTGCTAAACGAACTGGAGTACGGGCTAATTGTGCCGGCGGTAGCCATGAGGTTGTTCGCGCTTGTACCTGCGATTACACCCTGGTTGATGTAATTGATCCGCTGCGCTCGCGCTGCCTCGGCCTGACGTACGGCGTTAGAACTGATGGTCAACTTGTCAATCTCCTTGATCAAGTCCATGCTTGCGGTGACCTCACGCGCACTGCCGACACCACCCTGAATTCCTCTCGCTGCCATTGACGCGGTAGCGGATGCGCGGCGTTGACCCGCACCCATTGTGTACTGACCGATTGCCCGTTCGCCGGCGAGAAGCGACTGCTGCGCTTGCATCTCAGCACCGCGAGCGTTGATCGCTGACATCTGCGCCTGGAACCGTTGGTTCTGCGCTTGCATCTTGAGTTGCGTCTTCTGACTGTCAGCGGCGTAGAACGAACCGATTGCGCTGTTGACAGCACCAAACACCGACATGATTGAACCGCCCATCATCAATGCTTCGCCGCTTGTCCAACTTGTGCCGGCTGCACCGCCAACGGCAGGAAGCGTTGATCCACCCGCGCTGTACCCGGCAGGGGTTGGTGATGAACCGAGGATGTTCATCAGGCTGCTTGACGATGCTGCGTATGCAAATGAACTCATGTCTTTCTCCTGTTAACTGCCGACAACAATCTCTGTGGTAATGCCGACAATGGTCAGCGGGAGCGGGTCGCTCTGCCGAATGTAGATTTGACCGGACTGCGCCCATGTCGGGGTCATAGCAACGCTGACTTCATCGGACTTCAGGGCTGGCGGTGAACCGTACGGCTCGGTGGTGCGCTGCTTGACTTCTGTCAACTTGTTTGCGTCAGGCCCGACAAATACACCCGACGATTGGAACACCCGAATCCATGCCTGGTTGACGTTCTTCACGCGCCCCTGCGCGAATGCGTCGATGTTCAATGCCACTGGCAGGGTCTGTAGATCGCTTTCGTACGGCAAACCAACGTGAACCACTACCGACGCACGTTCAAGGACTGCCACCCCTCCGGTCACCACCACCTGCGGCATGACAGCCCCGTCGGCAAGGATGCTGACCGTCTTACCCTCAAGATGCGACAGACCGCTGACCGTGTCCCGTGCAAATGCCCACACAGCGGTCGGAGTTGCCCTGAGAGCGACCGGAATGACCTTGTCCACCTTGGCTGTTGCCACAGTCGCGGAACTCGTAGCAAGGATCTTGAGGCGGTAGGAAGCACCTGTGGAGTCAGTCAGCACAATGGCATCGTTGACATCGGTGGTTCCGGGGTACACGAACAGGCTTGAGGAGGCGGTAATTGTCAGTACGTCTGCCGGCCCCCAGGTCGTGCCACCCGTCACCGTAACGGTTGTCGCGGTCGAGTTTGTGCCGTTAAACGTCGATCCCGCATCCACGAAGAAGCAGTCTTTGAGCAGGTTGACCTGCCGAGTTGCCATCCGCTCAACGTATCGCACCGAGTTGCCGTTGACAACGCGTCGAACAATGACGTACAGGGAATCCTCGTTGCCTTCGGCGACAACGGTGCAGGACTCAAACACGCCGTCAGTGTCATGCTGATGCCATGCACCGATCTGCTGTTCAGGGACATAGGTCAGCCCAAGCAATTTGCCTGTCGTTGACACGAACCACAACAGCGGTTGCGGGGACTTGGCGTAGCACATGTCAACAATGTTGAAGTTGTCGAACAGGTGTGCAGCGCGGATTGACAGGTCGCCAGTGATGAACCCGTTCGACTGCCATGAGTAACCGAGTTCGCGAATGTGACCGCCTCTCGCAGCGCAGTACACCATGCTGTTGTTGATGATCTCAGGCTGCACGTTGCTTGCGCCAACGTACGACTGCGGACGCACAGACACCGTGGTTGGTGTGATCGCATCGCTGTTCACCGGGCTGACGCGCCATTCCGCTGCGCTGGTCAGGAGGATCAACTGTGTCAACGGGATGACATGACGGATGGTGTTTGCTTCTCGCGCTGCGACACGGAAGTTGATTCGGTCATCGTCCTTGACAGGAAGCGAGTACGACATGTCGCTTTCGGTTCCTGAGCGCGTCATCCACATGCTTTGCGGCTCGTTCGTTGTGCCGGCAAACACTCGACGCTGCTCGAAATAACTCACGGCTTGTGGGTAGTTCCCTGCCGACATAAACACCGGGTCAACGATGGGAGGCGTAATTCCCATGTCAGGCGCAATGTTGTTGTCAGTAAACGAATTGGTATCGGATTGTCCGATATAACCATACAAACCATTTTGCTTCTTATAGATGTTGTATCGCAATGCCCCTGACACAGCCGTCCATGTCAAATCATTCGACGCGCCCGTCACATTCAAGTTATTGAATACTGTCCCCGAAGGACTAGCAACACTTTCGTCAAACCCGTTTGTTGCAATAGATGTAATGACATAGAAGTTGTCAAGGTCTTGCGACTGGTTGGCGTACTGAATACTTCCACCACTTGTGTAAATACCAACAGGTGGATTAGTGCTATCAAAGTGTTCACCTGTCGTGTAAGACTGAACTTCTAATTTAGTACTAGGCGTGTTCTTATGGACAATCCAAAATCCATTTGCCTCTGTCATTCCAAGAACACCGCTAATTTCAACCGGATCTCCAAGAGCAAAATTATGGTCGGCAACTGTTTCAATCACCGCAATTGCGGCGTTTGTAATACTCAAAATGTTGATGGATCGACCGCGATTAGCAGTTACCGTTGGCGCAGCAGGTGCTGCAACTGGCGACACAAATAAGATCGTTGACAGCGTCCACGTTGTTGCACTAAGCCGGCGCAACTCGCGTGGTGCGTAGTTTGGGTGGACGATGGTCAGCACATCGGCAGACTGCACATAGTGCAAGTCGAACAGGTCAGCCTCTGCGTACGGGGTAGGGATCTCGTATGCGGCTGAAGGAATCAAATACCAATACGTTGCATTCGTTGGCAGATTGCCTGTTGACGCAAGGATGCAATAGTAGTTGTTGCCCAAGTAACTGACCATGCTCCCAACCGTGTATGGGGTCGCACCATTGTATGCCGCTCCGGTTCCTGCCAACAGCGTTGCGCCCTGCGTGTGGAACCGGATGTACCCATCACCAAGTTCAAGCACCATCGTTTGCGTTGTGCTGTAGGTGAACGGGATCAGTCGAGTGCGCTTTGCGCTGTTCTTGACCGCTCGCACAAACGCTGTTCCGGGTCGGTTCTCTGCCGGCCCTTGCGGCATAGCAATAAAGTTCCGCAACTTTGCCGCCCCGGTTTGGAACTTGACATCGTCAATGCGTCCAAACATCTCAGGCGACAACTCGCCGCCGGCGAACGAACGGAAGAAGGTGCGTGTCATCGGCATGTTTATCTTCCTGCTGACCAGGGAACGATGTGTTCCACCTTGATGTTTCGCATGTTTGAGTCACTTGTTCGCGCCTGAGACAGATACCCCGCCATCATCTGTAGGCATCGCTTTGCTTCAGCAGACCCAATGTCGCCTTTGATGATCGGCCCTGCAAGCATTGATGCCAAGTGCCAAGACAACGTCATCACGAACAGCGGCGTGAATTTGGTTGGGTCAGACACAAGGGATTGATACCGGAGCATTGCGCTTGCCTGGTTGGTGTAAATCACACCTGCACCAAGGGTGTCAGCCTCAACGGCGTACGGCTGCGGGACGTACTGACCTGCGGCAATGAGCGGCGAGTAGTTGTGTCCAAATGACGGGCTGTCGGTAGGTACGAACTGCGTCGCGTAGTCGTTGGCAGCATCAGGAGGCAGCACACTGACAATGGTCACGCAGTCACCAGGCACTGCGTATGCGTACTCCCACTCCGGCCACACGTTGGTTACCTGTGCAAGATTGACACGCTTAGAACCGAAGTTCCAGTTGTGCATTTGCAGGAGTGAGTCGCGAGCAATGGGGTAGAAACGGGCGCACAGACCTGCCTGAAACGATGCTTCAGGTGGGTCAATGCTTGAGACTGTCGCCTCATCCCCGATGTGTGATAGTGCTAGGTTGCAAATATCGACTT